AGCCCGCAAAACAAGAATAGAAGCTATTAAAAGAGAGCTGGGCGATAAATACTTATTAGCCCCTTTATATGGCAGAATTCAAAGCTCTAAACTATGAATGGCGCATATTCTTATAAACAAAGAAATAATGTCATTAATATAGCGGAAGTATTATTTGAATCATATTGCCAATCAAAAGGATATTTTTATAGAAGATTAGGCTTTGATGAGAAGAACGATCCGATTCCTAACTTTTATAATATTAATCCGTTAATTAGAAATCTTCCTGATTTTTATATTAATAACAAAGGTGTGGCTGGATTAGTAATGGTTAAAGGAACGGCTAACATTAAAGCAAGCGAGATCAAGCTACTACCCAATTTTTTAGAATGGTTTGATTCAAAGGAATGCCCCTTGCTTTATGCTTTTTGTTTCAAGGATCAGAAACCTTTGCTTCTTTATCCTGAAAAAGTAATTCAACTTTATGAAAAATCAACCGATCAACAATGGCACGATGGTGTAACTTATAGGAACTTAAATTTAAATGGATAGAATAATAAGAGGTATAGAACAAGGAAGCCCCGAATGGATGGCTTTAAGAATAGGCCGCATAGGCGGTAGCCGCATAGCTGATCTTTTAACTGAAGGCAGATCAGGCGGCGAATCTTTAACCCGTAGAAAATATAAAAATGAATTGATCAGGGAAAGGCTAACAGGCAAGAAATTAGAAACTTATAAAACGCCTGCAATGCAACGAGGAATTGATCTTGAGCCGTTGGCGCGTTCTTGGTTTGAAGTTAAGCATAATGTCTTTGTGGATCAAGTGGCCATTGTTAAACATCCTACTATTGAAGGTGGCCAATGTTCGCCTGACGGATTAGTTGATGCTACTAATTCTTTAATTGAAATTAAGATACCCAATCCTGAAAACCACCTGGACAATATTCTTACAGGTGGCAAACAATTAGACCAATATTATGATCAGGTTATGTGGCAATTAGCTTGCGTGCCTGGCTCTAATGGAAATGAAAAAAGAGAATTTTGCGACCTTGTATCTTATGATCCTGATATGCCCGATCATTTACAGGGATTCGTAAAGCGTATTTATCGAGATGATGAATACATCCAAACCATGCAGAATGCGGTGATCGCTTTTTTGTCTGAAATAGAAACTATCGTTAATAACTTAAAGGAAATACAAAATGGCAATAACCCATGATCTAATCGCTAAAACAGGCGAATATGTAAACAAAGAAGGCGAAACAAAAGCTCGCTGGACTAAAGTTGGAGTTGCAATGTCTAATAAACAAGGTGGCACTTCACTTCTTATTGAATCTATCCCTGTCAATTTTGATGGTTGGGTAACAATGAGAGAACCTCAACCTAAAGATGGTGCAAGTTCAAATGCAACTGATTCAGCAATGCCATTTTAATGATTTTCTTGAGGTTTGTTTTCACTCAATATGAAACAATGAGTTTGTAGAATGAAAATTCTATATAACTTTAGGAGCTTATTATGTGGACTAAACCATCAGCAACAGAAATGAGATTTGGCTTTGAAGTAACAATGTATGTAATGAATAAGTAATGGTTATTGTTACAGATTGCTATTAAATTAAGGGGCTTAATTGCCCCTTTTTTTATTTAATGTAATGATCACCTGTGTTGTTATTAAGACCAATCATATCAGCCTTATCTTGATCCCATGAAGTTGTTTCATCGGAATCATAATAGCGTTCCTCATAAAGCTTATTCTTTTTACTGCCCCAAATCTTTTCGTAGTTCTCATCATACAAGCTTTTTTGTTTTAGCTTATTAGTTGATCCTTTACCAGCTTCCGAATATTTACTCATAGTTTTCTCTCACCCAATTAGAAAAGTTAATTAATTCATCTTTATTAGCAGTAAGCTTCATAGCATTAGCTTTGAAAGATATTACCTGAATATTGCCTTTAATGTAACCTTTTGCATTATCTATGCGATCAAGGCTAGGGCTTAAATCACGATTACCATCAATTGATTTTTTAATAGGAAGTCCAAGAATAGGACAGGTTTCAGGAATAACTATATCGGATATTTCTATATTGAATTCAATACCTTTTTTTAAGGCACGATGTCGAGCTAACTGAAAAAGATTTTTTTCTCGGTTCTTGTCTTTCCAAGCCCTTAAATAATCTTTCGTTTTACTCTTGTCTTTTAAAGGCATGGTCTATTTTTTAACTTTAGAACGCGCCCACTCATAAATCCTTATACAATACCAAACTATTGATAAAACTGCTGCAATAGCTGGTAAAAATTTCATAACAGTTGCTAAAACTGTAACTCCCGAAACTGTATCTAATACATGCTTCGTGTGTTCTTGCATATCCATGACTATTTCTTTCTACTAATTAATGAGATGGCGTTCGAGAGCCATAAACAAATTGCCGCTAGAAGATATATAACAGAGAGAACCATCAGATAATAAAATAACCAAATAATTCTTATTATCGTAGTAATCAGAGCCAACATCTTTGATTGTTTTATTTTGTAGAAAATCGAATATGTCATCAATGGTTTCATGGGAACTTTGCATTTAAACTTTCTATCACTATTTCAGGACTAACAAATTTATCTGCATCATGTTCTGTATGTTCCCACCATAGGAATTGGTTTTGAACCAAATTGTTCCGATCCTTTAGAAGATTAATATTTTCAGGATGTCCAAATATTATAGGATCAGAAACAGACCATAGCACTATACCATATTTTTTATGATCCCAACAAAAATGTTGAAAAAAAGAATCGCAAGATATCCATGTTCTGCATTGATTCACAAGGCTTCCAAGTTCTGTTAGTGATAAATTCTTTCTAAAATCATCAACTAATTGTTCTTCACCTTCTATGCCTACTTGAACTATTGGCTCATCAATTAGTCTAATAAGTTCCTTCCAATAAGGATAATTCTTTGGATTGGTTTTTCCATTTCTTAAAGCTTTAGAATAAGGACTAATAATAATCATAGGTATAGCTTTCTAAATGCTTTTTCTAAACTATCAGTCCAATTCCATTCAGCCATTTTCTTATAGATACTCCATTGATCTATATCACCAAATAAAGACATAGCTTCAGATATTGGCCTTCCAGGAACTATATCAGGAAAACAAGTAAATACTTCAGCGTTTGTAATGTCCTTCAATACATTTTTAAATACAATATGATCGCCCATACCTACATTTAAAACTACAATTTTTTTGTCTTTATAGGTTAAAGTGTTTCTAAAGATTAATTCATCATGGTGATATAGTTGTTGATTTGATTCTGATCTAATTCCACCTTGTGGGTTTTTAAGATGCCAAGTATTTGCATGTGGAGCTGCAAGAATTGTATATCCTTTTAGGTATAATCCATAAGTAAATAAAGTTTCTTCTCGGTGCGCTACCCTTGAAAGGCCTAGATTGTAATCATGCACTCCAGCTCGATAAAGAAAAGAACAATGAAGATGCTCAACTTCTTTTAGCTTCTTTATTTCCGCCCATTGTATATTAGGCTCTTTATCAATATCTTCTATTTTGCCTGTGTTTTTAGATGTATCAGGATTAACAGGTAAAGTTAATATAGCTCCGCCTATAGCGCCAACATCGTCATTGATCCAAGAATATAATTCTTCTAATACATTTGGTTCGGGTATTGCATCATCATCCACTCGCCATACCCAATCATAACCCATGCGATTAGCTGATTGATGAATATGGTGCTGGCCTTTTTTAGCTGCATATACCCATTCCCATTTAATGCCTTTGTAATCCATAATGCTAAATAAATGTTGATAAATATTATTATTACGGACATCTTCAGGCTCGTCATTGTCATCAAATATAACAAGTTTATCAGGCAATTTTGTCTGATTAATTATAGCGTTAAGAGCTAAAGGTAAAGTAGTTTGGTAACGACCTCTTGTCGCTATAGAGCATAAAACACTAGCCACGATCCCACCTCATAATCATAAGGTTGCATCTATTCTTATCATTAATCTCTTGTGGTTGTTCTGTAATATAACCATGCTCATTAATATAATTGAATTGAAAGTCGGGAAAGTGTGATTCATTTAAACCATGAAGCTTATGGTGTTCACCCCAAAAACCTTTAGGCTCATTGTGTGGCGTAGTTAATAAAAGACGCTTGCAATGATTCTTTAGCATTTGTGCTATTTC